ACTCCGGACCAAGTGGATTTTGCTTTATTCACAGTACCCGACTTAATTGATTGCCACTTTTTAGACATGAAATTGCCTACAGAATTCATTGTAGCCCTAGTGTTTTTGTTTAAGTTAGACCACCAATTTTTCACACCAGACCACAGTAGTTTAGTTTTATTGACTGTCCCACTTTTTATAGACTGCCATTTTTTTGACATAAAACTACCAATAGAATTCATAGTTGCGCGTGTGTTTTTGCCCAAATTTGACCACCACGCCTTCACGCCGGACCATAATAATTTCGCTTTTCCTACTGTGTTGTTTTTTATGGATGACCATTTTTTAGACATCCACGTTCCCAATGCTGTAAAAATTGCTCTACTTACTTTACCTAAGTTTGAAAATATTGTTTTTATTCTTGTTCCCATAATTCTAGCTAGAGCTACAATTTGTCCAACAAAGGATACTTGAAAAATACCTTTAATAACTCTTATAAATCCACTAAATATTTGTTGTACACCAGACCACATTTTTCTAAAATTACCAGTAAATAATCCAGAAAAAACTCTAGCTATACCTAGCACAATATTTAACGAGCCTTTAACTATATTACGCACGCCGTTAAACGTATTTGAAAATATACCTTTAATCAAAGGTATATTGTTTCTTATTATAGAAGTTATAGAAACAACTACCGACATTATTTTGTTCTGTATGGATTGCCACACAGATGTCACTATATTTCTAAAAGTAGCATTCGTTTTCCACAGATGTACTATTCCAGCTACTAACAATCCGATGGCAGTAATAACAATTCCAATTGGTCCAGTCATAAATCTAATCGCTAAACCTAGTCCTCGCGTAGCTAATGCTGCCGCTTTAGTTGTGGCAGTCCAAATAGTCATGGCAGTTGCTGCAATTTTCGATTTTATTGCTTGTATTGTTTGAGAAGTGGTTAATGCTGCGATTGCAAATCTAAAGCCGTTTGCAACTGAACGACCTATTGTCATTACGCCGTTCCAAATGCCTTGAGCTACTGCTGCAGCTTTAGCTTTAACGGCTTGTGCCATTTGTGCTAATGTCATGCCTTTAGTTGCGTACATATATGCTAATGCTACTGTTCGTGAAGCGCTAACGACACCACGCCAAATACCCATAGCTGCTGCTGCAATTTTCGTTTTAATCGCTGCAATTGCGCCGGCATTACCTAAAAGTTTCGTAGCACCCGTCGCACCTAGTAAAGCCCCTCTTAGTAATAATATTGGTTTTGCAACTAAAAGTGCTACACCACCAACGGCAGTTAGAATACCTAATATTTTACCTAATATAGGGTGCGCATTTGTCATTGTGTTCGTCCACTTAAAGAAAGCGTTACTCATACTCAATACTGCTGCACCTACTGGCGCCATACCTTTGACTAATCCCCATAATGTACCAGTAATGTTTTTTATTAACGACCATACTTTTGGACCATTCGTTTCTAGGTATTGTACAAACTGTTGGAATCCGTCAGATTTTTTCAATCCTTCCGACCATTCTGCAAACCCTTTAGTTACATCTTGTATACCTAACAGTACGTTGTGAGAATGACCACTAAACGCTTGGAACAAACTGATAATTCCTTTAAATATATTTCCAAATATGTTACCTACAATAGGCAAGTTAGCTTTCGTATATTCAATAAAACCATTTATCGCTTTAGATCCTTCTACTGAATTAGCCCAATTGTCAAAACTTTTAGCCATATCAGCAAAGCCTTTAGCAGCCCAACCATATAATGGACTTAGCTTATTAAATAAAGCTGCAGAACCATTTACAAAACTTTGTGTGACATTAAGTAAATGTTGGAATATCTTCGGCCCTTGTGTGTTTAAAATATCTAACGAACGTTTAGCCACAGAAGATGTTTTAGCCCAATTAAGCATTTTGCCACTAGCCGTTTCTATTTGTGTAGCTGTTTTAGTTAGAAATGGATTTAAAGTAGTTAAAGCATATTTAGCAGTGTTAATACCGTTTGTCATAGTATTGAATATCGCCGCTTGATTTTGTGCTATTAAACCTTCCCATGATGATTTAAGGCCACTTAAAGCTGTTTGATATGCAGAAACTTCTTTAGTCACTCGTAGTTGGCCATCTTCTAACATTTTAAGTGCATATGTCGCTTGACCTGCAAATGCTTTGACCGCCACACCAGCAATACCGAATGCACCACCCATACCGATTGCACCACCAGCGGCCGCAGTTAGCATGCCACCTAATCCTGCACCTAAACTAACGACTGATCCTAGAATAGGTACGAGCGCAGAAAAGTGTGTGGTCATTACGCCGCCTACAACACCTTGTGTAAGTTCGCCTAAACTACGTAGTGAGGTAGCAATACGGTCCATTTGTTGACGCGCGCCAACCCAAGCATTAGTTGCAGTACCCATTAATCTTTGTTGACGTTGGTATTCTTTTAATTCGTCTGTTGCTTCATCAATACGACCTTGCAATACTTGGAAAGCTAATGCTTCTTTTGCAATATCATTGCGTAAGTTTTTAGCTGCAACACTATTCTCGCCTTGTGCATGTTTAACTTCGTCATACCTACGGTTTAACCCTGTTAAAACTGCGCTTTGTTGTGTCATAGTAGCTTTTAACTGACTTATTTTAGCTTTGTAATCATCTGCTGTTTTTTCAGACTGTTTAAATTTCAATGAACTTATTTTTAACTCGTTGTTCATATCTTCTAAACGTCTTTTAGCTTCACCTAGCGTTAGATTAGTTTCAGAATTTTCAAGTCTAAATTCATCATACTCATTAGTTGTGTTATCAATTTGATTTTTAAGGTTAGTAAAACTTATATTTTGTTTAGCTATTTCGTTCTTTAAATCTTGTGCTTGTTGCGACGCTTTACCTTGCGATAAAGAAACTTGATTATATTCATCTTCAAGTTCATTGATAATTTGAATTTGTCTGGTTTGAGTATTAGTTAAGTTTCTAAGATGGTTTTTGTAGTCGTCAGATTCTTTTGAAGATTTATTAAATTCAGCATTGCTTTGTCTTAAGGAATTAGATAACTGCGTAATACTGTTCTTGGTATTATCAATAGCGTCATCTAATTTACGCATTGCTATTGCAGATTCTGAATTTTCTTGTTTATAATCATTGAATGAAGTTTTGGTTTTACTTAATTGTAATTCTAATTGTTTGAAAGCTAGTTGTTCTTTAGATATTTCTCCACGTAATTCTTTAGCTTCGCGACTGTTTTCGCCTTTTAAGTCAGAAATAATTTTTAAATTTTCATCAAGTTGTCCTAACTGTTTCTCACTTTTATTTAATGATCCCGTTAAACTGTCAATATGACGTTCATAATCACTTGTAGCCTTACTTGATTTTTCAAATTCTATCTGACTTTTCTTAACTTCGTTACGCAATTCATTAAGGTTCTTTTTAACATCATCAGTTGTTTTGCCAAACGTCTTTTGTTTTACTTGAACACTATTTAGTTCATCTTGATAACCGTTAAGTTGCTTTTTAGATTTTTCATAAGCTGCGTTCAAGTTTTGAAGTTTGATTTTTTGTTCGTCAGTAACTTCATTACTTTTGGCCATTTCTTTTTGTTGGTCTTGTAATTCTTTGTTGCGTTGTGCCATTAAACCTTCTTGCAACTTAATCGCGCGGCCTAAATCGGTTTCTTGCTTAGCTAACGATTCGGCACTAACTTCATTTTGTTTCATTTCCTTACGTTGATCACGTAAAGATTTATTGATTGCTTTTAAGTTACGTTCAATCGTGGTTTTGGATGCTTTCAGTGGGTCAACATCCATCGACACCTCTGCACTTAAATTAAAATCTGCCATTTTCTCACCACCTTTTTTATAGCATCGCCATCATTTGTTCTGGGCTTAAGGCACCAGACTTAGCAACTTTTGATGCTTTTTTCTTACGTTTCTTAGTAGAAAAGATTTTATTGAAGTCCTCCATAACGATTTGGTCAACTTCATGAGGCTTGTATTGTGCATCCTCGATAAAGTGACGATAAACTTCATAAATATCTTCTACGACTTCGCTGGCTGTTTTGTCTTTGTTGTACTCGCTTTTTTTGTCGACTTTCCCGCATCATTACTAGCAAAGATTTTGCTATAAGTTTCGGGTAGTGAGTTTTCAACTTCTAATCCGTCAAACACTTGATCAACAGTGAATTTTTCGTCGAATACTTTTACCAATAAGTTAGCGAAAGCGTCGTACACTTCAAAAGTTTCTAATGATTCATCTTTTTCAGTTTTCTCTCTTAATTCTTCAATTTCAGATTCGAAGGCTTTATATTCTTCTGTTGCTTCAACTTTTTCTATTTGCTCAAATAGTTGTTCGCGTTCTTCATCTGTTTCAGCGTCTGCTACTTTTTCTTCTAACTTTTCATATTCGTTCAAAATTTTACGGTGCTTACGCATTACAAGTTGCGCTTCATTCACAAAACTAAATCCACCCTGTAATTTTTCTTCAAATTCTGCTTGTGCTTTCATTGCGCCTAAATTCAATTTATCTTTTACAAACTGCTTGTTTTTACCATCAATTTTTAAAGTTATTTTAGCCATATTTTTATAAGCTCCTTATAAGTTATTTTTTGTATACAAAAAATAGGCGACCGGTTAAAGTCGCCTTAAATCAATTTATGCTGTTGGTTCTTCGGTAGTTTCAGGTGGTGTAGTCGTCACTTCACCATGAATCGCTTTGTAAAATTCTTCTTCACTAAACTCTGGGTCTGCACTGTGAATACGAGCAAACACAAGTTTATCTTCTTCACGTTGCATGAATGAACCTTCCATTTCAATTTGGTCTTGTTGCTCTGGTGAATCTTCCATAGTAGAAGCACTTGTACCAGGAATGTTAAAGTTACCACGTGTTAAACCGTAATAAATGAAAGAACCATCGTTACAACGATATTTCCAAGATGCTGACACATACGGTGGCACTAGGTCTGATTTATACATTTCAATACCTTTTTCATTAGGTACTCCAAGTAGTTCATTACGTTCTTCTTTAGTTAATTCCATTAAGTTAGCTGTTAATGTTGCACCTGTGATACCACTAAATAATGCTAGTTTTTTAACACCATCTGCGTATACTGGTTCATTACCTTGTTCTAATTCTAGTTCGATTTCTTGTAATCCTGGTACATCTGTAATTGGACCAGCTGTTTCTACACCGTTACCAACTTGTTTACGAATTTTAAATCCTTCACATGTAATTGCTACTTTTTTATCTGCCATAGTTTATTGCTCCTTTTTATTTAAAATAATGTTGAAACTCAACATTTGGTTATAAAGATTAAAATCTTCATCTTTGCTAAGTTCTCTTTCAAAACAAATACCGTTGATACTCTCGATAACTTCAACCACACGTTCATTGATTGAATGAACATCACTGATTGACTTACCAAAGGTTTCAACGGCAAATAAATAACGATAATGACCACTGCCACCATCGTTTTCTAGTGCATTGCCATTCATGATTTCAGTCAAGCGCATGAATGGCGCTTCTTCAGTTTTCTGATAAGATTCTGGTATTTCAAATGTGTATATTAAAGGCTGTTTAGAACTTGTTTTACGGACTTTATTCATCATAGATACCAACTGTTCATCTTTACGCAATACGTCCCACATACGTACAATAGGGTGCCTAGTCAACGTCAAATACCTTTTCCATAGCTTGTCGGTAAATGGCTAGTATTGGCCCTTTTGCTTGTTCGTGAGATTTACGTAAAAAGTGTTGTGGTGGTTGTCCGACTGTACCCCTAACTTTTGTACCAACGTCTGGGAAATGGATATACCAACCAGATTCTTTACGTGATTTACCCATTTGATAACCAACTTCTTTTTTAGGATAAGATTCGTCACGTTGGAAGTTAGATATTTTGGTAACGTCTCTAGCATGTTTGCTATGAGTTTGTCTGTTAGATACAGGTGTATTAATTTTTAGAACGCCTTCATAAGTTCTGGACGCATTAGTAACAGCTTTTTTAGCTTGTTTCTCGCTTTGCCATATCAATTTATTAAGTTTTTCTGAAATATCCTTGTCGGTATCTCTACGTTTTGTCATTCAACCACCTCACATTTCAACTGTTGCCGTTCCATGTCTTGAAAGTCCGTTTCAATAGTTTTAATTTCATATTTCTTGCCTTTAAATTCCACAAATAATCCCGAGTGTATATCTTCTTGTTGTCGATAACGAATAATAAAAACTATCGTTTCACGTCTTGTGTCTAGGTCCTCATTTCTAAACTCTTTAATAGTCGTTTTTGACACTTCACAAAACGGAGTAGCGATAGTAGTAGGCGTTTCTTCGTACCCACCTTCATCATTAATCGTGTTTTCGACTGTATATATCTTTATTCTGTGTTTGAGTTTGCCGATTTCCATTTTGCATACTCACCCCTTAACGCTTGAATTAACGCAAGTGATGATTGAGGGATTTCGACTTTCTCAAATTGCGTTGTGGTAGAACGATTTTCATAGTGGTGTGCTACATGATTAATAACGGCCAAATTAAAAAGGCTATTCACTTCATCATTAGATGTGTAAAAGCCTTCATCATTGGTTATCGCACCCTTTACTTGTCGCTTAGCAGCAGGCAAATATAGATGTTCTATTTCGTTATCATCAAATTCATGATCTACACGTATAGCGTTTTTGATGTTATCTAATGTAAGTTCATACATATTCAACACCTACTTCTTATCTGTACGTTCTAAAAAAGGACCGTCAAAACCGTTTGATTTTAAAGTTTCTTCAACTTCATCAGCACGTTTGACAGTCATTTCTACCTCGTCATTTTTCTTTAATTTTTTGTCTAACTCTAAATCTTTATAAGGTTTAACAACTTTATATTTAGCCATCTATATTCCTCCTATTATGCTGTTGGTTCTGAACCTGTACCTAAGTCGCCAGCAGTTCCAGTGTAAGTAATGAAACGACCCGCTTCTTCTACACCTTTCTTAACATCGAAACGCATATAAGCTGCTAAGATTTGACCATAGATTTCATTTTCTACCCATTTAACAGATGCTTGTTTGCGGTCTGCAAAGAATACTGCATAGTTTAAATCACCGATAAATGCTTTCTTATCACCTTTAACACCAAATAGTTCATCTTTAATAATGAATACTGGACGACCAAATAAAACTGTTCCAGTTGGGCTTGTAATATCTTGTTTTAATAGGTATTGACCGTTTTTATCTTTCAATGTATCTAAGGCTTGATAGAATGATTGAGATACAACTAATGAAAGATTGTACGCAGGGTCGATCTCTACGTTGATAATTTGTTTAATATCATCTAAGTTTGCAGTGTCAACCGGTGCAAATGTTTTCATTACATCCGCAATGTATTTGTTAGTAGTGTTTACTGCTTGTCGTGCGTTATTTCTAGCGATAATGTTTGCTAAGTTAGCTTCTGAATCATCAAGTGCTTCTTGTGACACTGGAATTTGACCACGATAAGTTTTTACTTTGTAATCAATGTCAGTGAATTTAGGAGAAGCAAGCTTTGGGTTCTTAGCTAATTCTTCCACACTTACCATTGTTTCTTGTGCTGGATTTAAAATTGGATGTGATCCAGACGCAGTTGTTACTGGTTGTACGTTAACGAATTTCTTCAAGTCAACGAATGTTTCTGGTAATTCTTCTGGTTGATATTTAATATCTTCCGGAATGATTGGTTGCGCTTCTACAGATGTAACGTTGTCACGTTGCGCACCTTTTGTTTTAACATAATCCAAAAATGCCTGTGTTTCCTCCGAAAATTTATTGTCTTGGTTTCCTAAAATTTTTCTCGCCATAGAACGTTTGCCTCCTAGTTTCTTTTTCGTTTCTTCTTCTAATTCTTCTGGTGTTTTTTCTTCGACTGGTGTTTCCGGATTTTCTTCCGGTTGTTCTTTCTCATCTGCTTTAGGTACTTTGTCTTGTTCCAGTTGCTTCTCTACTTCTTTATCTTCAGTAGGTGGTTCTGCATCCGGCTTTTCATTCTTTTCTTCCGTTTCAGTTTTGTCTTTCGGTGCTTCTGAATCTCCACTGATTTTTTCTTCAGCAGAAACAGCGTCCACAATTCCTTTTTGCTCGTTGTAAGCATTTTTAGCTTGTTGGATTTCTTCTTGTAATTTACGAGCAGTTTCAACATCACCGTTATTAACGGCTTTTTGTGCTTGGTCAATTAAGTTATTAATCGACTTCGCTTGTTCTTGAAGTGTTGCCATATAGGTATTCCTCCCTTGTTTTTGTTAAAAATTGGCATAAAAAATAGCCTACGTATCAATACGTAAGCCTTCCAATTCAAGCTCAATTTTCATTTTTTCCAGTTGTTTAAATTTGTCTAATCCTTTAGCTCTTTGGCCTACTGCAACCGTTGTTTCTTGGTATGCTGGTATTGTTACAATACTCACTTCAATCAGTTCATCAATTTTATTGATAGTTTGTACATATTCGCCATCTACTTTTGACCATGTTCTTGCAGTATCATCATTGGGTGGTAATGTAAAAAAGAAACTACACTGGTTCACATTGCCTGCTTTAATATTTTCATATATATCTTTAGCGTATGATGTGTTAGGTAAGTAACATTTGAAGTACAACCCTTTACTGTCTATTGAAAGTTCTAATGTTTTAGCTTGTGTACGCCCTACAACTTGGTTGAAATCATGATTGATTAAGCATTTAACATCCGATATATCTACTTCGCTTAGTGCATTCGGATTTATAATTTCTTTAAACCCTCCTAAGTCGTCGCTCATTGTATCGAATATAATCGCGTACCCTTCAACAACCATTTCTTGTTGTCCAGTATCAATTTCACTGTTCGGCATTCGGTTCACCCCCTTTTTGTAGGGAATCGATGTTCTTCTGAACCTTACTGTTTTGATAAGCTGCCAAGTCCTCTAAGTAAATACTGTTTAAGTCTGCTAAAGGTTTATCACCACCTTCAACTGGATCTAAGCCAAACTCTGCACGCGCTTCGTTTAACGTCATAATTTTTTTCTGGAACAATTGTGTTACACGTTCCAGTTTAATTTGTGGATCACTATCAATTAATCGTGATACATCATAATCAAGTGTTACTTCATAAGGCGCTTGTGCAAATAGCTTTTCTTCTATTTCTGCATTCATCATAGAAAAGATTGGATATAAAGTGTTTCTGTAATACTCAATACCAGAATCTTTAAGCGATGTATTTACCGTTTCGATACCTAGTTTTGATAAAGGTAATCCGAACGCTTTAGCAACCTGTTGCGTACTAAATTTGTAACTGTTTAAGAAGTTCAATACTTCGGTAGGTACTTGCAGACGTTCAAACTTCATTGTGTCATCTAAGGCAATAAATCCACCGTTATTACTTAATTGACTATCAGCGAAGTTGCGTTTCATTTCTGCTAATTCTTCTTCGTTAAAACGACCTTCTTCATACGTTAATATCGAAGTTGACGTTCCACCATTTTTAAAGAAGTCATCTAAGAAACGTTTACTACCCATCGATATACCAATCTCATTAGCGAGAGAGAATAGTGGGCTATAACCATTGAAACCATCTAGCGAGAACATTCTAAAATGCAACACATCTTCCACATCTAATTGAACATGACAATCTAATTCGTCAATGTAGTGATATTTAATGTGGTCATCTACTTGTTGGATAGATGTTGCACTATTCTGCATGTGGTATAACTCAATAGGTTCCCCTTTATCATCACGCACAATTTCAATGTACGAGTTGCCATTTAAAAGCATATTAGCAACAATAATGTATTTGAAGTGCCATGCGTCTAAATATGGATTGGGTCGCTTATTCAATAGTTTAAGTATCTTCTTATCAGCGTCTAAATAACTATCACGATCATTAAACTTAATACTGGTCGACGCAATATCTTTAGAAATAATATCAATAGCCGTAAATACATCACTATTTTTAAGCGATTGTATACCCGACCACGCTATTCCACCAACGCCACCAACTTCAGTTAGCATTCGTAACGTGTTTTTATCCACAGATACGTT